AAACGTGTAGATAAATTTATACCTAAAAAAGTAGCTAATAAAATAGCAACAAGTCCTAAAATACAAAAAAAAGCTTTAGATATAATAAACTATACAGTAAAAAAACCTAAATCTGCTAAGAGAAGAATTAAAAGAATTAATAAAGCTTTAGATGTTGCACCTTATGCAGCTGTAGCATCTGCTGCCTTTGGTACTGGAGCTGTAATTTCTTCTCATAAAAAAAATAAAAAGAAATCTTAAATGGTTAGAATTAGCAGGTTTGCGAGTAAATATCATACAACTCCGAAGAAAAAAACTCCTAAATTAAAGGATATACTTACTGATGATCAGTTAGCTACTATTATATCAACAGATAAACCTAAGAAATACGCAAAGGGGTTTAAGAAACAAACAAGCCTATCTAAAAAAGAAATGAAAAGACCTGATCCAGATGCTAGAGCTGAGTTTTTTGGTGAAAAGAAACCAACTGGTTTTATGAATATAGATGTTAAAGGTAAAGTAAAAGAACTTAAAGCATTGACTAGAAAAGAAAGACTTGATCTAGCAAGATTTAAAAATAAACAGAAAGCAAGGAGAAAATAATGGCTGAAAAGAAAACCAAAAAGAAAAAGAAAGGTTTAATGAAAAAAACCCTATTAAGAGTTACTCCAAAAGGAGCTTTATATGGTTTAGGAGCTGCTGCTTTGTATGGTCTTGGAAAAGAATCAGGTAAAGCAGAAGATAATAAAATTAAATCTGAACTATTAAAAAGAGGAATTAAGGTATAATGAGAGGTGGTAAAAGACCAGGTGCAGGAAGACCAAGAGGAGTCGCAGCTGGTACTAAAGGAAAAAGATTAGAAGAACATTTAGAGTCCATAAGTAGAACACCACTAGATTATATGATTAATGTATTGAACAATCCAGCAACATCTCCAGAACGTAAGATGTGGGCAGCAGAAAAAGCTGCACCTTATCTTCATCCTAGATTGGCTTCAAAAGAACTAAAAGTATCAGGAGATGAAAACAAACCAGTAAAAATTAATTTATGCCAAAGTCCAGAAAAGGAATAGAAGATCAATTAACCATACCATTTAAACCTCGTAAATATCAATGGGAGGTTTTTAAAAAATTAAAAAGATTTAATGTTATTGTTTGTCATCGAAGGTTTGGAAAGACTTGCCTAGCAATTTGGAAAATAATAACAACAGCTGTTGAAACACCTGGGGCCAGATTGGCATACATTGCTCCTACCTATAGACAAGGAAAAGCTGTAGCTTACGACTATCTAAAACAATATACCGAACCACTTATGAAATTAGGTGGAGGTAGAAACGAAACAGAATTAAAGATAGATCTTTGGAATGGTAGTCGATTACAAATATTCGGAGCTGACAACCCAGATGCTCTTCGTGGACTTGGGTTTGACGGAGTTGTTCTCGATGAGTACGCACTCATGTCTCCTAGGACATGGACAGAGATTATTAGACCTGCTGTATCAGACAAACTTGGCTATGTTATTTTCATAGGAACTCCTATGGGTCATAATCAGTTTTGGGAAGTATTTGATTTCTCAAAAAGAACTGATAGCAAAGAATGGTTTGGATGTATGTACAGAGCATCTGATACTGAAGTAATTCCTGAATGGGAACTAGAAGATGCTAAAAGAACAATGCCAGATTCGCAGTACCAGCAGGAATATGAATGTTCATTCAATGCTGCGGTACAAGGTAGTTATTACGGAGCTTTGATGGAGAAAGCTGAAGGTGACAAACGCATAGGAGATATACCATACGATCCAACTATAGGTGTAGAAACTTGGTGGGATTTAGGTATTGGTGATTCTACAGCAATATGGTTTGCACAAAGAGTTAATAACGAAGTAAGACTTATAGATTATTTAGAAACAAATGGTGAATCACTTGCATACTATGTTGGTGAACTAAATAAAAAACCATATAACTATAAAGCTCATATAGCTCCACATGATATTACAACTAGAGAACTTGGTACTGGTAAATCAAGATTAGAGGTTGCATCAGAGCTGGGGTTAAACTTTGAAGTAGCTCCAAAGCTAGAAGTAGATCACGGAATTGAATCAGTAAGAAATACTTTGCCTAACTGCTGGTTTGATAGAATAAGATGTAAACACGGTATTGAATCATTGAAACAATATAAAAAAGTCTTTGATGATAAGAACCAGGTGTTTAAGAATAAACCACATCATAACTGGGCATCACACGGAGCTGATGCATTTAGATATGGTTGTGTAGGAGAAGCACCTGAAAGAACAGATTGGGCAAGAGAAATTAACGTAGATACGAGGTATATTATATGATTGTTAAAACAGCATCTAAACTTGCAGCTAAAAAGGCAGCTCTTGTTAAAAAAGAAATAGCAGCTATGAAAAAAATAGAAAAGATGTTTAAAAACAAAAAATCTATAAAAAAAGCTTATAAACTATAATAGTAAAGGTTAAATAATGGCATCACCAAAACCAAAAAATAAAGCATTGTATGCAAGAGTAAAAGCTGAAGCTAAAAGGAAGTTTAAAGTTTATCCTAGTGCATATGCAAACGCTTGGCTTGTTAAAACTTACAAGAAGCGTGGCGGAAAATATTAATGGCGTACGAAGGTGGACTGCGTAAGTGGTTCAAAGAGGATTGGAGAGATGTTAAGACTGGCAAGAAGTGTGGTCGTTCTGGAAAGAAAGATAAAGGTAGACCATATCCTGCGTGCAGACCTAAGAAGGTAGCAAAAAGAATTTCAAAAAAAGAAGCAGCTAAAAAGACTGGACCTAAAAAAGTTAAATGGTCTGTTACTGCATCAGGAAGAAAGAGAAAAAATAAATGATGAAATCAATTAAAGCACCTGCTGGTTTTCATTGGATGAAGAAAGGTTCATCTTATAAACTTATGAAACATTCAGGTAAATTTAAACCTCATAAAGGAGCATCATTAACTGCTAAGTTTAAGGTACAGAAGAAACATGGCTAAAACACCTGCATGGCAAAGAAAAGAAGGTAAATCTAAATCTGGTGGTTTAAACAAAAAAGGTGTAGCTTCTTACAGGAGAGCAAATCCAGGAAGTAAATTAAAGACTGCTGTAACTACAAAGCCAAGTAAATTAAAAAAAGGATCTAAAGCTGCTAAAAGACGTAAATCATTTTGTAAGCGTATGACAGGTATGAAGAAAAAATTAACTTCTGCTAAAACAGCAAGAGATCCTAATTCAAGAATAAATAAAGCATTAAGGAAATGGAATTGTTAAATGGATGATCAAAAATTAAAAGCAATGATTGCGTCTGAAATACAGACTGCAATGGGATATCTTGGTGGAGAGCTTACAGAACAAAGAACTAAATCTTTAGAATATTATTTTGCTGAACCATTCG